TCAAGCACCCGCGCCAGAACTTGATATGGCAAAAATCAAGGCTGAAGGCTTCGGACCTGAAGCTCATGACGACGATCCAACCGCCAACACCAAGATGGTGACCTGATCTCTTTTGTGCTATACTAATAGCCCTAGCTTGTATTTGATGGACATTAGCCCAATCAAAATCTTGGAAGCCAAGATGGCGACTGGCAACCCTGATGGTTGTCACGCGCTGTGGTGTTCTCCAGAGTTTTACTACGCCTTAGTAGAGAAGGGCATGGTCACCTACGAACACGACGCCGCTTATGCTCTGTTTATGGGCATGGAGTTACGAGTCGTTGAGAAGCTTGGCTGTGACTACAAGATCGCAAAAGACTAAGTCAAGGCAGCTTGAAAGGCACAGCTGGACCAGTGCTGGTCGGAAGTTCTGGCATGACCTCATCAATCTGACCAGGCACCATCTCAGTAATCATCTGGGTCAGCTCTAGCTTCAACTCACTGATGTAGAGCTTGGTCAGTGCAGGAATCCGGGTGTAAAGCATCACCGATCCAATCACCACGCCGCCTGACATCACGAAAGATGCGACGGACATCACGTTGAAAAGCTTTTGCATGATGGCTCCAGATAAAACAAAAGGCCCCCTTGCGGGAGCCTGTTGCAGCAACGTGTGAGGAAGCTGAACTTGTTATAGCTCAGAAGCTGTATTTAGCACCAATTTTAGTGCCGATGACGGGATCATCCTCAGCCGTGATGAAGCTCAGCTCGCCATAAACGCTGAAGTTCTCAGCGGCTTGAACACTGGCTCCAACCTTGCCAGAAAGTTCAAACTCAGTGTCGCCATCCTTAGGAGCCACGAGCGCAGGACCAGCCTGAACGTAATAGCCATAAGGGCCATCACCACCTTCAAAACCAATGTGCAGATCCGTTGTAGATCCCAGATACTCGTCCTGATAGCCACCGTTGTTCTCAACGTTGACATAGGGGCCTGCCAAGGCAGCTGAACCAGCGAGAACACCAGAAACAGCGATCGCGAGTGGTTTGATCATTGGAAGAAGAATTAACGTTTTCCCTGTCCACGATACTTCTTTCGTCCATGGGACGGTTTTGAATGTGATCCATCCCCTTGACGAGTCTTTTTGGGCTTGCTAGAGACAAAATTTTGTCCGCTTAATGACTTGACCATTAGATCCCGTCAGTTGAACTCAAGTTCTGGTACTTAAGAGCCAAACCTGTGAACAGGCCATGCTGAGGATGGCTGATCTGGTCACGACCGTCTAAAAAATACAGCTCCTCCAGCCAAAGCATTCGCGACTTTTGCGCGACAATGTCAGTCGCGCCGTAGCTGGCGGAAATCATTGGATCAGGGCGTTTCATCAAACTGGCATGGTCGGCCAAGTAATTGTATTTGGGAACCCTTCTTGCAAGCTAATGTCGCGCAATGCTTGACGATACGTTTTCCATTCCGTTTTTTTAGCTGTCGTCAACGGGCTATCAGGAAGAACAGTCCAATCTGATTTAGCCAGAAGTGCATCACGCTTGCTGCGTGCGGCCATTCTTTCTTGCTCTGCGATTAGCTGAGTGTCTAGAGGAGCGATGTCTGCAGCATGTTCGTTTACAAGCTGTGCATAAACTGCACGTCCATAGCTTTCGCAGTCATTTTCAGTTGCTGTAAATGGAATCCAGCCCCATTCAGAGTGTTGTATTTCACAATCAACCCCAGACTGGGTGTATTGAAGATTGCGAACGATGTACTTGCCGCTTTCGTCTTTTATGAATTTGTCTTCCATGATCAAGAAATTCGCACCCACAATGTAGCTATAGGGTCAGCGGTAGTAGCACCGTCTTCTTCTTGAAATCCCATACGCCTCCAGGTCCCAGAAGGTGAAGAGTCACCTGATCGATAGGTGCCGGCGGCATCAGTGTATTTCAGTTCACTGCCAGATCTAGTCTCGCCTGCAGATCCAGCATCACTTGCGTTATGACAGAACGCGTATGTTCCAACGGCACCAAGGGAAGTTGAGGCACCGCCTGCATCCTGCCAAGTTGGTGCATCATTGCCGTTGCTAGTTAAAACCTGACCGCTGGTGCCGTAATTAGATGCGCCCTCAACAGCTAACGCGCCAGTCGAAGTGATCCGGATACGTTCAACGCCCTCAGTGCTGACTTTGAAATGCCCATCGCTGCCAGTATCAACAACCTCTGCCTCTGTGTTGCCTTCAGTGATTTTGTCAGCATCAGCCGCCGTACCGTTAGCTGCTGCAGTGATTCGACCTTGCGCATCGACCGTAATATTCGCAGCCGTGTAGCTGCCTGCTGTGACAGCGGTGTCGTCAAGATCAACAGTTATCGAGCCGCTAGTTGTGACCGGCCCACCTGTTGCCGTCAGACCAGTACCGCCTGTGATGTTAACGCTCGTCACTGTGCCGGCAGCTCCGGCAGAGCCGCTGGCAGCGGCAGTGATCCTGCCTTGGGCATCTACCGTTATATCGGCGTTGGTATAACTCCCAGCCGTGACGGCAGTGTCTGCAATTTTTGCAGCAGTGACAGCATCATCCGCGATCTCTGCAGTGCTAATCGTTCCTGATGCTGCAGCCGTAATCCTGCCTTGGGCGTCAACGGTGATGTCAGCTGCGGTATAGCTCCCAGCTGTTACAGCTGTATTTGCAAGCTTGTCTGCAGTGACTGCGTCGTCTGCAATGTATGCAGTCGCAATCGCTGTCCCGTTCCAAACGCCGGTCGCAATCGTACCAACGCTGGTCAGACTGGAATTCACAACAGCACTGCCAAGTGTCGTAGCACTCAGAACAGAGGTGCCAGCGATCTTGAACTCTTTGCCACTGGCGATATTGACATGTTCGGAGAAATCCCAGCTGTCGGTGCTGTTCGTCCAAACAATCGTGTGATCCGTTGTCCCTTTCAGCGTGATGCCACCACCATTCGCCGTGCTGTCGGATGGAGAGGCAACAGTGCCTAGCTCGATGTTTTTGTCATCAACCTGCAACGTCGTGCTGTTGATTGTTGTCGTCGTGCCGTTGACGGTCAGGTTGTTGGTGACGGTCAGGTCGTTGGCAATCGTGATGTCATTGGCAAGCTTGTCCCCAGTTACAGCGTCATCAGCGATCTCGCTTGTGCCAATAGTCCCCGACGCAGCCGAAGTAATTCGCCCTTGTGCATCGACCGTGATGTCTGCGGCGGTGTAGCTTCCAGCTGTAACGGCAGTGTCGGCAAGCTTGTCTGCAGTAACTGCATCATTGTTGATCTTGGCCGTTGTGACAGCAGAGTCAGCAATTTCAGCAGTAGCAATTGTTCCTGAAGCCGCTGCCGTAACTCTTCCTTGCGCGTCAACCGTTATATCCGCTGCGGTGTAGCTTCCTGCCGTTACAGCCGTGTTCGCCAGCTTTGCCGCAGTTACAGCATCGTCTGCAATTTTCGCTGTAGTAATGGCACCATCGGTAATCTCACTAGTACCTAACGACCCAGACGCTGCAGCGGTGACGCGACCCTGAGCGTCAACAGTGATGTCTGCAGCAGTATATGAACCAGCAGTTACAGCCGTGTTTGCCAGTTTGTCTGCAGTTATTGCGTCATCCGCAATGTCCGCTGTCGCTAGCGGATAGGCAGAAATAGCAAACGCTGGAATGTAACTAAGTGATGTCCAGACCGTAGACCCATCGCCTATCTTAAATTTGCCTGTATCTGTTTCATACCCAAGCTCTCCTGATAACAAGGTCGGGTTGGTGCTCGTCCAGTTCGCGGCTGTATCACGCCGCTGCTGCATCTGAACTTTGATCTCAGTGGCGGCCATGATCAGTCTGCATTAAGAGCAAGTGTAGCTTGGCTGGCATCTGAGCCATTGGCATTCAGAATAAACGGTGCCGTTCCAACAAACACAATGCGGCTAACTTCTGTTTCAGCTGGAACTGTCGCAGGGCCTCCGTTAAGGGTAAAGAAAAGTTCAATGCCTTCAACCGCCTGGATCTCTACTGACACAGTATAGAGCTGTTGGCCAGTGTGTTCTTCGGTAAACGTGTCGGTATACCGAAAAAGACTGTTATCAAAAACAATAGTCAAACCTCCAAATAAAGATGTGGGTACAGTAAATTGAGCAGCAATTCCAGAGTTGTCTTCATAGTGATTTCTTAGTAGCTCAACCGATGTTTGGTCTAGTCCTTGATAGTTAAAAGTAAAGCTTTGGTTATTTACGACATTATTTCGCTTAAAGCGAATCGGGCCAATGCCAAAACTCTCGTACTCATTGACTCGCGGCGTGCCATGATTCAAGCTAATCGAGTTAGGAATCAGTGTTGGAAACGGTGAAATCGTCATCTTAAACGGTGTATGGAGGAATTAACTGCAGCTCGACCGACACGGTTACAACGCCTGGATCGTAAGTAACCTCAGGCGGTCCGGCATAAATAAACTGATAATTAGTCGCAAAAGCTAGGTCCGACCCAGACAGTACGGATGCCGGTAAATCAAATGGCTCAAATCTGTTTTGCGTGACGTAGTGAAGGTAAATACTATTGTGGTCATCCACTGCGTTACTCACGAAAGTAAGCGTCAAACGCTGGTTAACAGAAGCGTTGTTACGCCTTACCGTTATGTGCTTGCCCGACACCGTGTCAGCACTACGAGCAGCAAACGCTCCAGGCGTGTATGTACGAGCTTGAGGAGTGAGTGCGGGAAAATCAGCCATGATCAACTAGCACACCCCACACTGTAATTCCAAGCAGTGCCTGAAGTTGGAGCGTAAACAGTGACAGTGATGTAAGGGTCAGCACTGGTTTTGTTGACTGTTACCGCAACGTTAGTGCCGCTGACAAATCCAGTGTCAAGCGTTGCAGCCCCAGAAATCACAAAACGATCTTGGATCGTGTAAGCGGTATAGGTAAACGTAAATGATGCAGGGTAAGCAGTACCGACGTTAATCACTTTAGTGAAGGTGCCCTGATTTCCAGAATCACCGCCGCCGGGGCAGTTAATAATTTCATCAAACACATCGACTGTATCGGACTCCTTGCAAACGGCATAACCGCCAGGCTGCGACGGGTCAGGACAGCAACCCTCCGCATAAACCCGAACGCCTTCCGTCTGCAGCGCTTCGGTTACATCCAGTGTCGCAGAAACACCGCTGCCGATAAATGCAACAGCACCTGTATTGATATTGATCTTATACCACTTAATAAGTGGATCTGCACAGCCGGGATCAAACGTCAAAGTATCCCCAGTACCTGGAGTTCCGCTGTATCCACCAATCGTGCGCTGAGCCTCAGGCTGGTCAAGCGGATCGTTCGGATTATTCCAGTCGTTGCTTTCGCTAACAGTGCTGCTTCCGGGATACGAAGCGTCTTCGATTGACTGCTGGTTTCCGTCAGCGTCGAGAATAGGATCGCCGCTGTCATCAACGAGTGCATTATTCGGCGAGGGAACATTGACTGACGTATCCGCAGTCGCTGGAGCAATACTATTTCCTTGAGAGTCCACGCCTCCTCCTCCAGATGCCGTGCCAACAACAGTAGTAGCTGTACTGCTGTTTTCGTCGCCATCAAAAGTGTTTCTGCCCACGTTGATGACATTGCCAGCGCCACTGGCATCATTAACTGCTCTAGCAATAATGCTTCGACCCTGACTGTCTATCGGAAAATGCGTCAAGTCGTAAACGATTGACCCCTGGAACGTTTTGTCGATCCTATTGACCTCATAAATCTTGTCATGATGCTCAATCGCGCCCTCGTTTGTCTCTCGACGCAAACGGACACGAACAATATCGCCAACAGTAACTAAAGAGTTGTAGTTAAGCTCACGAACAGTAATGCGTAAATGATGAGTAATGAATTTTCGCTGAGCTAGGCGAAATGCTCCGACCTTTACTGCATGGTTTTCATTTGTGCAGTAATTGCTCATGTCGATGTTAATAAATGGACCGTTTTGAGCTTCGTTTTGATACCTCAACTCAACGGTACGCACCAAGCCAAAGTCTGCTTCAGGCTGCTGCCTCCACAGAACGACAAAACACCTTGGCTCTCTATCTTCAAGGCTGATGTATTCGACTTCAAAGCCATCTTCAACAATATGGTCTTCCGTAAAGGTGTAAACAGGCGTAATTTTAGTAGTCTTAATTGTGTAGTTAGTGTTGTATGGCAGCCGTGGCCTCAGTCCAAACTTTCCGTTGGTGTTTGAAACTTGAAGCAAGAAGTTGGCTGAAGTCTTCTGAACCCAATCCAGCAAGTTCTGGCTTTCTGCTATAAATCCGTTAAAAAGAAAGCCGTTAGTATCTGTAAAATTTGCAGCACGCAAAAGAGCAGCATTGTCGATTAGGTCATCCGCAAGTCGATTGTTCGCTTGAAACACATACTTGACTAAATCAACAAAATTATCTGATTCCCCTGAGGTGTCATCGACTAAGCGCGTCACCTGCAGCCCGCTCCTCACAAATGCGCTGACAGACTTGGTAAGTTCCTGATCACCAACGTCTTCCTCTGTGTACTCAAAGCTAAGAGTTGTTAGCCCGCTGTATGAGCCTGAAGTGCCAGTAAATGTCGGCAACTCGTGGTCTACATATGGGAAGTTCGGATAGGCGGTAACTCCGCCAATTTGGCTTGCGTGGTGAAGCCTTTTGTTTAGCTTTACTGTTTCGCCAACACCTAAAGTGGTGACGTCAAAAACATATTCGCCCTGAGCATTTGGCGCTGGCTCATAATCGATATAGTCGTCAATAGTGTTCCCAGGGTTCCAGGTTCCAGCCCTGCCGTTGTATTTCTGATTGAATGTGCCTTTCCTTGAATTGCCGTAAAACAAATCCCTCACTTGTAGTTGTGGAAGATTGCCCTCACTCAAAACCAAAAGGTATTTAATAAACACCCTTTCAAAAATTTGACCCGAAAACCCTGTGCCGCCGTCTGTAGAAAATACCACGGAGGCAATATCGTTTGAAAATGACGCTTCGGTCATCTTCGGCTGAACCATCACCCCGCCATTGCTGTTCCTGCGTCGGCAAAAGATAATTGGAATTGGCTCGCCCGTCTCAAGCGCAGCCTGTGGCCTATTAACGTCAGGATTGCCTTCCCCAGCTTTTGCACTAAGCTCCGCTGCACTTAAGCCGGTCTGTGCCGACAGCAAAAACAGAGGATCTGAAATTCGTATGCTCATGACTGAATTGGAACCCCGACCAAAGCGTTCGTGGCGGTCCTAGGAGGAATCAAAGAACCGATTGGTGCCAGCGATGAACCTAACTCCACTGTAAGCTCAGTGAACGATCCACGCATAACCGCGACATAGCCCAAAAATTGAGCGATTAGCGTTTGACCGGACTGTGGAACGACAACGCCAAGCCGCGTATCAAACTCATAAGTACTGACTAAGCAAAGATGCTGCTGCTTCAAAGCAGTCTCAAAGCAACTAACCGCTTGAGACGTAGCAGGCATCTTCAGTGAAATCGTACTGCCACTAATCGCGGAGCTTTCTCCAACACCGTCCCACTCAAACGGAAAATAGGTGTAGACCTTGGAGTCGAGTGTTGTATTTGTGTTGACGTAAAAGTTCTGCCACAACTTGTGGTCCGCTCCACCGGAAGTGTAAACGCGAAGATACTGAGACTGGCCTCTGTTACTCATCAGCTAACACCTCCATAAGTGCGACCGGCATAGCTTCGCGAAGATGTGGCCTGTGAACGGGAAAGTTGATTTAACGCAAGCTCAAAGTCCTTCATGTTGACATACTTCTCATTGTCAAACTGCATAACAGGCCCAGTGCTTATGTTGACAGCCGCAGTGCTGCTTCCGCCGCCGAAAGATGCTCTGACTCCATAAGCACTTGAGCCTGCAAAAGAGTTGGGACCTGGTTGCGACATTGCAGTTCGTCTGTTTTTAGTCATTTGCGCTTCATCTAAAGCTTTTGTCAACTCAAAAATATCTCGGAAGCCCATAGGCTTACTGGCTTTGACAGCTGCCTCAACATCTGGATCAATGCGCATAGAAGTGCTTGCCGTACGGCCTTTTCTTGGGCCTTTAGACATGCTGCTATTCATCCGAGCGGTCTCATCCGCAGCCTTGCCTGCTGCTGCCGCAATCGATCTAACAATTACTGCACGCTCCGCTTCTACACGCTTGGCCTCAATACTTTCGATTTTTCCTTTTAAGATGTTATTAGCAACTTTTTCCTGCTCTCTTCCGATGCTTATAGCCACTTGAAGCTGACGATTGGCTGCCTTGACCATTTCGCTTGTAAGGCTATTTGCTTGCTTTGCAGCTGCGTTTACCCCCTTCAATCTCGCAGCTCGGCGCTTATCATCTTCCTCCTCCATTGCTTTCAGTCTAAGCATCTGAATTTGCAACTTAATTCTTCGAGTCTCGAAATCAATTTGTTGCTTCGCGGCCTTCGCTTGCTCAATATTTTGTTGAATCCTAAGCTTTCCTACTTCAAACTCAATCTGGGCTTGCCTTACTTGATTTTCAGCAATTTGATTAACTAGCCGTTTTTGGTTGTCAAAAGCTGCATTTTTCTTCTGAAGACCCTGAAGCTCTCGCTGCAGCCTAGTCTCTTGCAGCTGGAACGTGCTTAGCTCAGCATTAAAACGAGCTTGTTCAAGCTGAATTCCTGCTGTTGCAGCCTGCTGACGAATGCCAAAAATCTTTTGCTCGTTGGCCAGCTGATTTAACTGAATTTGAACACCGCTTTGTTGAACTTTAAGGTCCGCTACACGAGCGTCACGCTCCGCTATTCGCTTCTTTAAACTATCGTCCAAAATAGTCAGTTGATCGAAACTAAGCCTATTGCTTTCTTTTTGTTTATTGATAATTTCTTCAGTCAGCCTGTTGAATTCTTGAGGGTCTCCACCCCGCAAAAATCCCATAAAGTCCGTCCTCGGATCCCGACCCAGCGAGCCGCTCCTAGCTGCTTCGCGCTGTCTCACAAGGTTTTGAATGGCCGGATCTGCGCTTTTTTCTGCTTGCCCAAGCAATACTGCTCTTTCAATGTTTTCCGTGAAACCACTAGGCAGCTGATTAAAAGCTTCAGCCATGAGCGCCAGCATTTGCGTCAACAGCCTTGAAAACGCATTTTGAACTCTTACTGTTCCTTTCCCGAACTCTTCAAGCGCTTTAACGCCATCATTGCCAACTAGATCAGCCAACAGCCTTGTGCTCACCTCTAAAGCTTTCTGCTCTTCCTCTAACTCTTCATAGCTTTTGATAATGCTCTCAAGAGGTGTATTTACCGCCCCTAAACGCTGAACTAACGTATCAAAGTCTGCAGTCAAAGGATCTAAAGCTTTACTCAAATCAACGGCTTTTTGTGCTAAAGCGTCAAACTGCATTCCAACAGCAGACCCGACAACACCACCCAAAGGACCGGCAAGTTCTCCCAAAAAGCCACCTACAACCGCTCCTGGTCCGCCTCCAAAAAGAAGTGGAAATGCGCCACCAACTAATGCCGGACCAACACCTCGGCCTTGCGAAGCAGCAGCACCCCTGTTTCCGGCTCGACTGGTTGCACCAGCCGTACCAACTGCCTGTCTATTGCGTGCTGCAGAAACCTTGCCCTGCAACTGAACATTCCTTTCCAATGCCTTGTTCAGGCTATTTATCGCCTGTGTTTCAGAATTTAATCTCCCTATATTGACGAACTTGGTTGCAGCTTTTTTATTTATCCTTGTCTGTAAGGCATTAACCCTCGTAAGTGTTGTCTCAAGGTCCCTAAGCTGAGCAACGCCGTTTACCTTGACCTGAATCTCGGTCTTATATGCCACGGTGCTCGGCTACGACAATACCTACATGCTACCGCCCTCGCCGCTTGGCGGCTTGATACGCCTTATCCTCTTCCTCCGTCTTGTGGACGAAATACGCATGCCAGCCCATCATTTCTTCTTGACTCATCCGAGCCTGAAGCTCAGAAAGCGTCATCTTTAACTCAGAGGCCAAGAAGAACTGAAATTGCAGAGCAGGATCGTGCTTGATCTCACTCTGCAGTGCTTTTCATGTCGCTGTCGGCATCACTGTCATCGGTCAGCACAGCCAGCATCAAACTTTGCAGATCCCTGTCCTTCACTTCGTTCTTAAGAACATCAATCTCGCCAGGGGCAAACAGCATCTTGCCATCCCCATCCCTAGCCTTTGACATCAAAAGCTGCAAGGCAAACGCCGTAGCCTCTTCTGATTTGGCCTTGCGCTGAGCACGCTCACGCTCAGCCATCGTCAACGGCGTGATCCACATCTCAAACACCGTTCCATCAGAAAGCTCAACTTCTTTTTTGGTCGGCTCAAGGTTTGCCGCTTTCTTGAGTCGATCAATGGCGCGAAGTGCCATGAATATCCGGTTGATTGTGCTACTACATTAGCATTAAAAAAGCCCCCGACAAATGTCAGAGGCCTTTCTACCCAATCGCCTATCAGGTCTTGCTGAAGTCGAAGGTAGGAGCTGTCGTGGGACGGAAGTTAACCGACACAGTTTGAGCGTCATCCGGAGTGACAGAAAAACTGGCTGAAGTCAGCACAGCTTCAAGCTCGATAGAACGGCTTGTCGTGTCATTAGGCGTACCAGATGACAGGATTGCATCCAGATACAGCTTGAAGGTGGCCCCAGCCTGCTTGCGCTGAGTCACGTCTTCGATCAGACGGCTGGCAATAGTGGTGTCGTCATCGGTGAAATACACCTCAGCAGAACCAGAACCGTCGGCGAAGCCGGAGATGAAGGTGCGGAAGGGTGCGACTTGACCAAGCGTTCCCCCGATGCTGGTGGTGTCGATCTCTTCACGAGTCACCTCAAAAGACCAGGAGCGAACGTTCGCAACTGACTGAAAATCGGTGTACTTGATCGTGAAGTCACTGGTGCCGTCAGTACCGTCGTCGGTGATCGACAGCTCAGTGCCGCCAGCTGTCGCTGAAAACGTGGCTGCACCCGTGGAGGCGGTATAAGTCTTAATAAAGACATCAGTGCTCGCACTGAGACCAGCAGGCAGGGTGCCGCCACCAGCGGTGAACGAAACTTTGTCGTCTACCTTGAAGTTCAGGTAGGCTCCAACGTTGATGCTGTTGCTGGCGTTGGTGACGTTAGCGGCTTTGAAAGTTCCGGAAGTGCCCGCAGGCTTGTAATAAAGGGCTCCAGACGTGCCCGAAAGGACGGTGGCCATAGGAAAAACCTATATGGGGGGTGTACGCGGGCACAGCCCGGCTTAAACACAGGATAGCTCAATCCAAAAACTAAGAAATAACCTGTGCAGTGAATGTCGTGTCAATCCGAGAAATGAAATACGGCGTAAAAGCAACGCGAGACTCTTGATCGGTAGAACCAGTGCCGAAATTCGGCCCGTTGATCGCTCCAATGCGCACATAAACGCCCGAATCAGCCTTTGCAGTGTTGTTCAACGTCTGAAGCGTAGTAAAAGCAGTGTTAATTAGCACTTGATTGCGAGCAGGTCCTTTACCTTTTTCGCTATACGCCCTGACAACAATCGTTCCACGAATAAAGTCAACTTGGGTCGAGAGCGATGATTCAGTGGTTAAACCAAACTGGAGATTGACGTGGATGAACTCTGTTTCCGCGTCAGAAACGGTGTTTAGCGTGTTGTCAAAATAAATTGGCACAGCTGGACTCAAAGCGGCGTAAGCCGTTGCCAGATCAGACTCAAATTCAGCACGAACGCCTTGATAATTCATCGTCTAAACCCCCGGAAACGGCGACTGTAAGCACGTTCTACAGCTTTATTAAGCCTACTTCCGGTGTAATCTCTAAACCAGTCAAGTGGCGCGCTACTGCTATTGGGACCATCGCCTACACTTTCTAGCTCACCACGGCGTCCTTTCGTTGGACGAATGCCAAGCTCTGAGAACTTAGTCTTTACAATTCGATCAGGAAGATTCTGAGTTGGCCTAAATGGCTCCAAATCCGTAGCCTGATCGGCGTAAGGAGAGGAGTTGTCAATAACAAAAACCGAAAAAGAGCCTTTTGGAGCAAATGTCGTTTTCGCTCCAGTAATAGTTGGTCCTACTACAGGCAAAGCTTTTCCAGATTGTCCTCCTCCGCCAAACTCTTTCCCATCCGGACTCTTAATCCTCCAAGAGTTTCTGAACTTGCCAGTCCAAGCAGGGCTCAACCCCTGTAAGTCCTTGATGATTTCTTGACTCGCCTTGGACGGACCGTTAAAAGTCAAATCTGCCTGAAGCTGTTTTAAGTCTTGAAGCAGCTCTGGAAGTTGATTTACTGCCATTACTGCGGCCTCACGATCAGGTTGTGCATAATCGCTGAATCGCCTCGGAAGCTCTCTACATCAACAATCCGACCTTCTTTGGTTTCACCTGCCTCGGTAAAACGCAGACGGTCACGCACGTTTGGGTAGTAATCACCTAATTCGGCATTGCCAATAACCACCTTTACGTCGGTGGTCTGAAACTCTCCTCGAAACTCTTTCGGGTCAAGCTTCATAATAAGGCCCTTCACTGTCACACTAGTTTCAGTGCCGCTAACCGTCCCAGTGGCAGCGTTATACGTTTCAGTAGCGGCCGCTTTGACATAGGTCATGTCATAGCCCCAATCATTCAAAAGTGAAGCTGGGATACCGCCAAAAACATCATCAATAAGTGCCATATCAGCCCCTCACCAAGCGAACTTGATAGCTGCCACTACCACCCAAGCAATACGCTCCAAGATATGACTGCAGCCAGGGGTAAACGTCAAAGATATTGTTTACCGTTCCAACAGCTTGGCTTTCGGTGTTGTACTGGATTTCAAGATCGCCAAGTTTGACTTTTTCGTACAGGCCTCCGGTGCCAGTGTTGCCGGTAACGGCATCAGTATCATTAGCCAGTGCATTGGCTAACTCGTAAGTGGCATACTTGATGTCATTTGGGATGCTGGTGCAAACCAGCTCCACACGATCCACGTGATAATCGTTGCGAGGCCAGCTCAACGCTTGGCTGTTATCGCAACGCTCACCGTAAAAATTCAACGTGTCGATCCAGCGTGTAGCTGAGATCAATGCACGATTTTTCTTGTCGTCAGTCTTGTTGTCCCACTGAGTGCTGCTTGGGACGGTTTCAAAATAAGCGTTGGCTTCTGCCAACGTCACATAGCTGTTGGCTGTCGCACTCTTCAGTGTGGCGTTGATCGTGGCAGCCATAGCAAGAAAAAGAAGAGGCCCCACCTAATGGTAGGGCCATTTGTCTCGTCAGGATCAGGACTTGAGGCCGTTATCCAGAGGAGAGTTGACGAAGA